TTGGGGACCATCGTGATGTTGGGCGAGCCGGTCGTGAACGCCGCCGTCGTCTTTAGCTCAATCCCCATGCCGTAAGCGCCGTCGCCGTACCCGCCCTGAGCGAGCAGCGGAAGCGCCTGCATGCCGCCGGTCGGCGTGATGTCGGTCAGCGAAGCGCCGATGCCGCCGACGTCGACATAGAGATTGGTTTCGCAGAGGTAAGCGACGCGAAAAATGCCATCCAGGCCATACCAGGCATGAACCAGCTTGCAGCGCGAAGCCATGGCCACCGGATAGTTGTATTTCAGTTGGCCGCCGACCGGCATCATGCGCTGCTCACGCCAGCGCAGAAGGTTCACTTCCGCCCAATTGGACGACATCATCTTCTTCGTCGGCCAGGCAACGACGCCGGGTGGAATCTGCAAGGGTTTAAACGGCGTCGACATCAAGAAAGCCGAATGATGAAGCCAATGACGAAATACGGTGGCATATTGTTGTGTGCCGCCCCGCCGCCGGAATTCTGAATCAAGGCGACGGCAGCGTTGGTTTGGGTGATGCCGGTCGAGGCGGGGTTAGTGACCGGCGCAGTTCCTGCAGCGCTGTTGTGAACGGTGGGCGGACTAACGCCGCCGACGCCGCCCCCCATGCTGCCCTGAAGCGTGTGCGAATGCTGCGGATCGGTAATGGTGTGAGCATGGCCAGAATCGACATGGCCGTGAACCGGCATTTCCGCTTGCGTCAGCGTGTGATTCTGTTCACCCCCGGTCGCGCCCATCGCCCAAGCACCGTTATCATAGCCCATCGGCATGCGACCAAACATATTGGGCAAGTTAAATGTCGTTGAACCATCACCAGCGCCGTATGCGGTTCCAAGCACGGCGAATAGAGCGGAATAGGTCGTGCGACTGACCGCCCCGCCGCTGCACCAGGTCCAATTAGGCGGCGGCGTAGGAGTCGCCCACATCACAATCGCGCCGACCGGAGAAACGACGTGATCAACGTAGCCTTTATTGGCTACATCACTCGCCGCAGCAGGCGACTGAGTAACGCTAACGCGCTGAGTCTGGCGATTGATGGCGAGCGCGCTGCCGAGCGACGCGCCCGTGTCGCTGAAGGCGATGATGTCAAAATTGGAGCCTGCGTTGCTCCCGGTTTCGTTAGCGCCGTCGCACCCATAAACCATCCAACGCACCTGTTGGTTGGCGGGTGCAAGACTGTTTATGAACGTAAGCGTTGCGGCAGAGGCAGCATTGCGCGCCAGCGTTAAACCATTGGCGTTGAGCTGACCCTGGACCGCGACCACGGCCTGCTGATTGGTGTAGACCTGCCCGTCGATCGCGCCGATGGTGGTGTTGAGCTCGGCGCCCCAAGTCGAGTTGTCGGCATGAACCGTCGGCAGCGTCCAGCCGTAATTATGCGTGACTGCCACGAGCAGCCTCCAATTGTTCGAGCACGATCGGGTTCATCGCACCCGCCGCGCCGAAATCACGCCATAAGCGCTCGTCGTTCCCGAGGGAAAGGTCGCATAGGCCACGAGGTAAACGGTCGTCGTCGCCGCGAGCGACATCCGACATCTGGCGAGGGGCAGGATGGGGAAGCTCGACGCCGTCACCGCCGCCGCGAGGCTGGCGCGAGCGCCGTTTGGTCCAGGAGGCGTCGGCAGCGTCGCCGAGGTCGAGCCGATCCCGGCCTGGAGCGCTGTTGCGCCGCCGGTCCCAACATTGAACCACACCTCGCCCGACACGTCCCAATCACCCGCCGTGAGTGAAATCGAAGTCGCATTCGCTGGCGTCGTGGTCGTCAGCGTGGTCCCCGGCGCGCTGACCGCGCTTGAAATAAACTCGCCAATCGCACCAACAGCAGCATTGTTGTTGGTCGTCGTGCCAACTACGCCCGCGGTCTGACTAGGAGTTAACGCGCCGGTCAGCGTCCCGCCAGCGAGCGGCAGATAAGCGCCGAGCGACGCAGTGACCTGAGCCGCCGTCTGGTAGCCCGAGGGATTAGTCGCGTTGTAGGGCGTGAACCCGAGCGCGGTGGTGATGTTGCTGGACGTGAGCGCGGCCCAGGCGGGCGTACCCGACGCCACGCTCAAGAACGTTCCGTTGGCTCCGACGCCGAGCCACGTAGGCACCGCCGCCGCCGCGCCGATCAGGAGCGCGCCTGCGCCGGGGGCCGCGGCCGAAGCCTTGATGGCGTTCGCACCCGCACCGATCAGCACACCGTTGAGAACGTGGGTCGCACCGCCCATGCCGCCATTAGCGACGTTCAGCACGCCCCCGACCGTCACCGCGCCGGTTGCGCCAGGACCAGGAGTGAGGCCGGTCGGCGAAAAGTCGATCGAGGAGACGCCCGCAACCGAACCCGCAACGGCGGCGGTGACGAACGCCGTGGTGGCGATCGAGGTGTCATTGTCGCCTGGCGCGGGCGTCGGCGCAGTCGGGGTTCCGGTGAACGCTGGGCTCGCTAGTGGCGCATAAGGCCCGCTCCACGAGAGGACCGCCGAACCGTTGGTCGTGAGAACCTGGGCCGCCGCACCGCCGGGAAGAATAAAATTGCCAGGCCCCTGCAGCGCAAACGAGCCGTTGACTCCCAAGCCAGCGTTCATAGTGACCGGGCCATTCAGCACCGTCGATCCGTCGGCGCGAGCGATCGTCAGCCAATTGCCAAGAAACCCGCCGGTGACGCCGTAGGCGGCGAGAGAGAAATTCGCCCCAGCGTTGCCCGCCCCTTCAGCGGTCCCGTCGCCCAGCGTCAGCCCCCAGCGAGAGATGTTGGCGGCCATGCCGAGAATGGCGCGCTGACTGCCGCCGGTCACCGGAGCGTTGAGCACCAGGGAGTTCGAACCCTGTACGGTCAAAACCTGATTGACCGTCAAGCTGCCGGTGATCGTGCCGCCAGTAAGCGGCAGATAAGGCCCGCCGGTGACCGCTGCCGTCCACGCACCGCTCTGACGCGCATAGGCGGTCCCATCATTGGGCGCGTCGGCCTGGATCGGCACCGCCGCCCAGACGCTGTTCATCCGGCCGAAAATCTGGCTCGTGTTCGGAGCCTCGGGGATGATCCGCGGCTGAACAGTCCAGGCAGCGCTGGTGCGCACATAAGACTGCCCATCGGTCGGCGCTTCGGCGATCGTCGTCCTATCGACGTACTGCTTAGTCGCCACCTCCAGCGGCTGATCCGGATCCGCGAAAACGCTGACGCTGCCGTCCGCACCTGAGATCACGAGCGGGCTATCGATCACGTTCCCCGAACTGTCGGTCTGATCGATGGTGAAATTCGGCGGCGAGCCGCCATCGTTGACCGTGATCCGCCACGGCGTGGCGACGATGGTCGCGGGACGGTCGGTGAGGACGATGCTGCCGGTGATCGAGGGCGGAGCTCCTGACGTCGTACAGGGCGCGGCTGCGTTCCAAGCGTTGCTCGGCGGCAAGCCCGGCAGCGTCGGCGGCTGAGGCGTCGGCGGAAGAGGAGACGGCACCCAGGAATCGGTCATCCGAAACTCCGAAATCGCGTGCGCGAGATCCGCGAGCTCGACGCCCGAGCGCGCTGATGATCGGCGTTGAGCTTGCCGATCATGTCCTCGGCGAGCTGCTTCATCATCGCCGCTTTGTCCTCTTCGCCGATCGCGTGCAGATCGGCGTGCATCAGCGCGGCATAGCGATAGAGCGAAGGGTACTTCGTGTAGACCCAACTCGGATTCGTGTCCGAGAAGATCGGCACCTCCTGATAGTAGCTCATCTGAAACTGAGTGCCTTCGAGCGTGTCGACCTGGCCGCCGAACCAAATCGTGCGGCCTTCGACCGTGTACGTCCCGAGCGTGCTGATCCAACTCGCCCACGTCCCGGCATAGGGCGTGTTGGGGAGCCTGAAGAACTCGTCGCGCGGCTTGTAGTTGATCGGCGACCAGCCGGTCGGCGTGGTGGGGTTGGCGATCAGCATGAAGTCGGTTTCGAGCCAATCGTCAGGCAGGGTCGAGCACGAGCACGTCACGATGTTGGTCGCGGTGGCGATCATGCGATCGACACGCAATTCCGCGTTGAGCTTCTGCTCGGCGTCGCGCACGAACGAAGCGAGCAGAACCGCGCTCCAATCCTGACGATTGGCGTAGTCCGCGAGCGAGGCTGTGAAATCGCTGAAATCAGTCACCGTTCAAGCCCTCCGATGACGCGCACCGGAATCGGAAAGCCGAGCAGCAGCGCCACGACCATGTAGAGCGCAATCAGCATCACGATCAGCAGATAGAGCCGCTGCACATTCCAAGGAATCGGCCAATCGAACCATGAGGCGATCATGACGATGAGCGCACCGATCAGGACAAGGATCGCGACGACGATAGCGATGTTGATGACGCCGAGAAGCAAACCGCCAAGACTCATTTCGGAGGCTCCCTCGGACGACCGAGCC